TTGGAGAATAAATATCATGGCACTACCTAAGTGGACTGACGAGCGAACAACCGCTCTTACTGATTTTGTCGGTGGCGAAAGCCCCGTATCCCAAGCAACTGTTGCAGAAGCAGCAGCTAACTTGGAAACCTCTACTCGATCTATCTCAAGCAAATTGCGAAAGATGGGACACGATGTAGAGCTAGCTTCTGCGGCTTCTAGCCGAGCGTTTACTGACGCACAAGAAGCAACTCTTGCTGCTTTTGTCTCTGACAATAGCGGAACTTACACTTATGCTGAAATCGCTTCTCATTTTGAAGATGGCGCTTTCTCTGCTAAGTCAATTCAAGGCAAGATCCTTTCTATGGAACTTACTGGCCACGTTAAGCCTGCTCCTAAAGTTGAAGCTGTACGCACGTACTCTCCATCTGAAGAAGAGACTTTTGTATCTATGGTACAAGAGGGAGCTTTCGTTGAAGCTATTGCTGATGCACTAGACCGTTCTGTAAACTCTGTACGTGGTAAAGCTCTTAGCTTGCTCCGTTCAGGTGACATTGATGCTATTCCTCGTCAAGAGACTACTAAAGGCGCTTCTAAGGAAGATCCTTTGGCTGAGTTGAATGACATCGGTAGCATGGGCGTTGAAGATATCGCTGAAGCGATTGGCAAAACTGCTCGAGGTGTCAAAACTATGCTTACTCGTAGAGGGCTCTCAGCGGCTGACTATGATGGAGCTGCTAAGAAAGAAAAAGCTTCTGCTTAATTCTTTTTAGTTTATAAGAGCAGGCTCTACGGGGTCTGCTCGCTTTTTTGGATTTGAAATCGGGAGAATTTCATTGAATATCGCAAGTGCTTTGATAAAGCAAGTGCTTACGCTCGGAGACTTTCAGACTTGGAGTGTTACGCATAAGCAATATCTGCCAACGGAGTATCATAGTCTGTATAAGATTATTGATAAACACTCCTCCGATTTTCATAAAATGCCAACGATTGAAGATCTAAAATTTGAGATTCGTGATTCAAGTACTCGTGAAAAACTTTTTGCGATTGAAGCAGTTGAGGTCGATGCCGATCCTAATATGCTTCTTCAGTACTTGAAAAACGAATACACTCAAAAAGAAATTCTGGACTCGCTTGAAGATTATGTAGAACACTCTGTAGCATTCGAGGATGCTCAAGAATCAGTAAACCATCTTCACCAAATCGTACTCGACATTGAGCAAAAGGTTGATTTGGAAGATCCACAGGAGAGTATGCAACGTATTCGCCTGTTCGAACCAGAAGAAGATTTAGCTAAATACGTGCCTCTCGGCCTCAACGAGGAATACGACCACGAGATACAGTTCTCTCCCAGAGATTTAGTAATGGTTGGTGGTAAGCGAGGAGCAGGTAAGTCAGTTATTTGTGCAAACATTGCCAATAATGTTTACAAAAGTGGTAAGTCGGCTATCTATTTCACTATAGAAATGGATAGTCGGTCTATCCTTCAACGATGCTGTTCCATAGCCACAGAAGTTCCCTTTGCCCGTCTACGTACTAAGAATCTTAGTATTACTGAGTGGGAGAAGGTTGCAGGTTGGTGGGCTGATCGTTTTGTTGCGGGACAAGACCGTTTGAAAGAGTATAGAAGTCATCGTGATTTTGATAAGTTTCATGACAAGTTGCAGGCTGGAGATCTTCTCCCGAATCGACAGCTTGATGTTGTATATGATCCTTCTCTCACACTCTCCAAGATTCGAGCTGAACTTGATAAAAAAGTCAAGGCACTGGATGTTGGAGTTATCATTGTAGACTATATTAACCAAGTAAAACGGTCGAGTCTTCCTTCTCGCGGAGGTCAGTATGACTGGACAGAACAGATCGAAGTAAGTAAAGCATTGAAGTCTATGGCACAAGAATATGACTGCACAGTATTCACACCCTATCAAACAGATGCAACTGGAGAAGCTCGTTTCGCTAAAGGTATTCTTGATGCGGCAGATGCCGCGTATACACTTGAAACTTGGGATCACGAAGATGCGTGTATCACCTTGAATTGTGTAAAGATGCGATCAGCCTCCATGAAATCATTCTCATCCACAGTAGACTGGGATAGCCTTAAAATTGGTCCCGAGACTGCCCTTACTCCGAAAGAGAAAGAAGATTCTTCGCATAAAACAGGCGAAGAAATTAATGATCTTTAAAAATAGTTCTTGACATCTTACCTTTTTATGCGTATAATATACGGATATTTGAAAGGAGAAAAAGCATATGGCACTTACGTTCGGCAGTTTACGACATACACCTTGTGGTAGAAAGCGCAAGGCTTTACCGAGAGCAAAGCGATATACAAGAGAGTTCAAAGAGCTAGAGACAAAGTCTTTTTATAGGCGAGAGACTCCCGTATATCCTTCCGCAGATATAAAAGGACACAATACCTCCTTAGTAGAAAAACCAAAATTAGATTCAAAATATACAATTGCACCTGCATATAATAAAGGTGCGTACCAAGTAATTAGCACAGAGAACGTAAAGGATATCGGTAGGTGACAGTAGAAGAACTATTAACTTCTAGGGGTATATATTTCATACCAAAGGGAGCAGATTGCTTAGTAAGCTGTCTGAGCCCTGATCACGAAGATAGAAATCCTAGTATGCGTATTGATAAAATTACTGGAATATTTCAATGTTTCTCTTGTGGATTTAAGGGAAACATTTTCACCCATTTCGGGGAGAAGGCAAACCACTTACAAGTAAGACGAGAATTACTAAAAAAGACTATTAGAGAGAAAAGGTCTGAAAGTGTCGGTTTGTCTTTTCCCCGAAACCTCTCTATGTACGAAGGTACTTGGAGAGATATTAAGGCTGAAACATACAAAAAGTTTGAAGCCTTTCAACACCATGATCCTGATTACATTGGTCGTATTGTATTTCCAGTACGAGATATATCAGGGCGTATCGTAGCGTTTAACGGTAGACATACGACAGGTGGTACACCTAAGTATATGATCTCGCCTGCGGGTGCAAAGATGCCTCTATTCCCTATAGTAGAGCCTATACAAGGTTCTGTTATATTAGTAGAAGGTATTTACGATATGATAAATTTACATGATAAAGGACTGACCAATGCAGTATGTTGCTTTGGAACAAAAAATATCAATGAAGACAAATTACGAATGCTCTCTATACAAGGTGTGGAAGAGGTAGTAGTTTTCTTTGATGGGGACGATGCAGGACAGAATGCTGCAAAAGATGTAAGAGAGATGGTTGAACGAGTAGGTTTAACCTCAAGAAACGTAAGTCTTTCGGACAGAGATCCGGGATCCTTACCACTACAAACCGTACAAAAACTAAAGAGTAAAATATATGCCTAAAGTTGCATTAGTAGAAACGAAACCAAGTAAAACCAATTTTGCAAAAGAATTTGATGATGAGTTTGAGTTTGACCAGTTTCAACTCTGCTCAGACCCTAATATTAAAAAAGTATTGAAGCGAGACTGCGATATTGATATGAACCCTGATGAATATGACTGGGTAATTCTTGTCGGCAGTGATGCTTTAAAATACTACACACCGATCAATTCGGTAACAGAATACTCAGGTAAAAAAATAGAAGAAAAGTTTTTACCTATAATTAACCCTGCCATGCTCGCGTTCAAACCAGAAGCACAACGCACATGGGACGACTCCAAACAAAGTATTTTAGAGTATATTACTGGAAACAAACAAGATACTGTAATTACAACATACAATGCTTGGGGTATACAAGATACGGAGGAAGCAAATGAATTCATACGTAATGCTCTTAGCGCTCCATCCCCATACATTGCTCTCGACTCAGAAACAACGGGATTATATCCCCGAGATGGCCATATGCTGGGTATTAGTCTGTCTTATGAGAGGGATCGCGGAGCTTATATAGACACAGACTGTTTCGAGGAAGAAACAGAAGCACTTTTACAGAAACTATTTAATGAGAAAGTAGTAATCTTTCACAATGCAAAGTTTGATATGGCGTTCTTTGAGTATCATTTCAACTTTAAGTTTCCGAACTTCGAAGATACAATGTTACTACACTATCTCATAGATGAGAATCCAGGTACACATGGTCTAAAGCAGCTAGCTATGAAGTATACAATCTACGGGGACTATGAGAAGCCTATGTATGATTGGATTGATGGCTACCGCAAACAACATGGTATATTGAAAAACGATTTCAGTTGGGGAGATATTCCCTTTGACATTATGAAACTCTACGCAGGTATGGATGCCGCAGTTACATTTCTACTCTACGAAAAGTTTGTAAAAATTAAACAAAATAAAAGACTTGCAAAAGTTTATGATAATATATTAATCCCAGGGTGTCGTTTTTTAACAGATGTCCAAGACAATGGTGTACCGTTTGATAAACTACGTCTAGTAAAGTCTCAATCACTCATGCAAGAGCAGATTGATGAAGCTGTAGCGGAGATGTATAAAGAGCCTGCCATTCGTAAATTTGAAGAGATAAATGGAAAAGATTTTAATCCTAATTCTACTGTTCAACTTCGTAGCTTGTTGTTTGACTTCGTTGGCCTCAATCCAACTGGTAAAAAGACTGGCACTGGTGCGCATAGCACAGACGCGGAAGTTCTTGGAGAGCTTGCAGAACAATCACATATCCCCAAGCTCATACTCGAAATACGACAAAAGTCCAAAATTAAAAATACTTATCTGGACAAAATCTTACCGCAGTTGGATCGTGATAGCAGATTACGTACAGGTTTTAACCTCCACGGTACTACTAGTGGCAGGCTTAGTTCTTCTGGCAAACTCAATATGCAACAACTTCCTAGGGATAACCCTATTGTAAAAGGTTGTATCAAGGCCGCTGAAGGGCATAAAATAGTTGCTATGGATTTGACAACTGCGGAAGTATATGTTGCCGCTGTACTCGCAGAAGATAAAGCGTTAATGGATGTATTTCGTTCAGGAGGCAATTTTCACAGTACAATTGCTCACAAAGTATTTAAACTACCTTGCGAGGTAGGAGAGGTTGCAGAGCTATACAGTACTCAAAGACAGGCGGCTAAAGCTGTAACCTTTGGTATTATGTATGGAGCAGGTGCAAATAAAATCAGTGAGCAAGTAACAAAAGATTCAGGAAAATATTTTAGTAGACAAGAAGCACAAGAAGTCATTGATGAATACTTTGCAGCGTTTCACAAACTAAAATCTTGGATCGAAGACAACCAAAAGTATATCCAGCAGAACGGATTTATTTACAGCTTCTTCGGAAGAAAGAGGAGATTACCAAATGTCGCATCGACAGACAAAGGCATCCAGAGCCATAGCGTTAGGTCTGGTCTTAACTTTTTGGTGCAGTCTGCTGCTTCTGATATTAACTTATTAGGCGCTATAGATATGAACGCCTACATCAAGGCGAAAGGAATGAGAGCACGTATATTTGCTTTAGTACACGATTCAATATTAGCAGAAGTACCAGACGAAGAAGTAGAGCACTATAAAGAAAAATTAGCTTCCTTTGTACAAATGGATAGAGGACTTTCAATTCCAGGAGCTCCCGTAGGATGTGACTTTGAAATTGTACACGAAGATTACTCTGGCGGTAAGTTCGAGAAAATGTATGGTGATAGGATATAGACAATTACCTAAGATAACCTTCCCAGTTTTTTTGTTACCTTCGGGAAACTGGGAAGAGTCTGACGGTTTATTATTCCTAGACAACGACATACTTGACGATAAGAATCAAGTAGGAAAAACACTAGGTGCACGAAGAATGCAAACTCCTCATAGAAACTTGCAGGTACTTAAGCACATGATTGCTTACCCAAATGGCTTATTAAAACAAAGGACAAAGTATTTTATAGATAACACTGGTAGACCTTTCATCTACGAAAAGACTACTATGTTACCTTTAAAGTATTTAAAAATTAGTAAAGTAGAATTAAAGACTTCTGCTACACTAATTACTGTAA